TAAGCCCGGTGTTCCTAATGCCAAATCAGTAGCGTTGATAAGGCACATTAGCGGCGGGAACTCGTCTTTACATTTCAAAGCCTATGAGATGGGGGTTGAGAAATGGCAGGGCAGATCGGTAGATTGTATCTGGTTGGATGAAGAGCCAAGCAGAGAAATCTACTCACAGGCAGTAACCCGTACTCTTGACAGGAAGGGTATGGTATATATGACCTTTACCCCGGAAGCGGGGATGACTGAGACAGTTGCATCCTTCATGAATAACCTTCAGCAAGGACAATCCCTGACAAACGCTACATGGGATGACGCATCTGAGAAAGTACAGACTAAAGACGGTAATAATGGTCATCTGAACGAGCTAGTAATGGAGCAGATACTCTCCAGTTACAGCCCACATGAAAGAGAGATGCGGAGATATGGCAGACCATCCATTGGTTCTGGCCTTATATTTCCTATCAACGAAGAGAAACTAATGGTCGATCCTGTCCATATAGAGGATCATTGGCCTAGAATAGCAGCGATAGACTTTGGTTGGGATCATCCGACAGCAGTAGTTTGGTGTGCTATTGATCGTGATGAGGATGTATTCTATGTCTATGATTGTTACAGGATGTCAAAAGCGTCACCCGCTTCTCATTCAGAAGTTATACGCTCTAGACCCAATTTTATCCCCATTGCTTATCCCCATGACGGTAATAGACGAGATTCTATGGGTAATCCCGGTCTGGCTGACCAGTATCGTAATCTAGGCTGCAACATGAGGCTGGATCACTTTACTAACCCACCTGCATTGGGAGAGAACAAAGGTGGTAACAGTATTGAAGAAGGTTTGATGGCGATGATTCAGGCCATGGAAAATGACAAGTTCAAGGTATTCAGTACCTTACCAGATTGGTTTGAGGAATTCAGGATGTATCACAGGAAAGGCGGCAAAGTTGTACCCTTACGGGATGACATAATGTCTGCAACACGTTACGCTTTTCAATCACAACGCTTTGCTGTAGCAGGTGAAGACCCAGCATGGACAAAGGATGTAGTTTATGGTAACTATGGAATCGTTTAATGGCTAAAGAACAAGTAACTGAAGAAGACCTGATTACTAGGATTCGCGGAGAAATAACCGAATCCCTTGGTTATATGGGTGATACCATATCCCAACAGCGTGAACAGGCTATGTCGTACTACTATGGTCAACCCTTTGGAAATGAAGTAGAAGGTCGATCCCAGTATGTAGATTCTACAGTACAGGATACCATAGAGTGGATTAAACCTTCGCTTATGCGTGTATTTGCATCCGGGGACGAAATGGTTAAGTTTATTCCGCATGGCCCGGAAGACGTAAAAATGGCTGAACAGGCTACAGATTACGTTAATTACGTTTTTACAAAAGACAATCCGGGTTGGGAGATACTATACTCTTGGTTCACGGATGCCCTTTTATCTAAAAACGGTATTGTAAAAGTCTGGTGGGAAGAGTACGATGAAGCGGTTAGGGAAGAGTATAAGAATCTTAGTGATGACCAGTTCAACTACCTTGTCCTACCTGAAGAAGTGGAAGTTATTGAGCATACCGCTCACTCTGGAGGAGGTGAGTATGGCGCACAACCTATGCAGGAAATGGCTGTTGAGGTAAAATTCCACGATGTAGTTATAAGGCGTACAATGAAGAATGGTAAGGTAAAGATCGAGAATGTTCCACCTTCTGAATTTCTAATCGCTAGGGAATCTAAGACTATTCAGGATGCACGTTTTGTTTGTCATAGGGTATTAAAGACATTATCCGAACTTAGAGAGATGTATCCAGACGAGAATCTTGAGCATGAAGACCTGAAGGGTGGTGATGAGAACATGATGGACTTCAGTGCTGAACGACTTGAAAGGTATTCTTTCGACAAGTCTGCTACCTATTGGGAAGGTTGGGGCGATGCAACTTATGGAGAAGATGGGTTACGCACCTACTGGCTGCATGAATCGTATCTCAAGACAGACTTTGACAACGATGGGATAACAGAACTCCGAAAGGTTTGTACTGTTGGCTCTACTGTTCTAGCTAATGATGCTATAGACTCCATACCTTTTGTATCTATCACACCTGTAAAGATTCCACATAAGTTCTTTGGCTTGTCCATTGCAGACCTTGTTATGGATTTGCAGTTAATGAAAAGCACTCTGATGCGTACATTAATGGACAACGCCTATAACCAGAACTATGGAAGGTATGCTGTACTAGAAGGGCAAGCGAACTTAGATGACTTGCTTACACAAAGACCTGGTGGTGTAGTCAGGGTAAAATCCCCCAATGCCGTCACACCTCTGGCTACGCCATCTTTAGAACCGCATACATTTCAGATGCTTGAGTACCTTGACAGTGTGAGAGAGTCTAGGGCTGGTGTCTCTCGTATGTCCCAGGGAATGAACGAGAACGCTCTGACATCTCATACAACCGCTACCGCAGTAAATGCTGTGATGACTGCTGCACAAAGCAGGGTAGAGCTTATAGCCAGGAACTTTGCAGAAACTGGAATGAAAGATTTGATGCGTACAATTTATGAGCTTGTACATAAATATCAGGATAGGGAACGTGTTATTATGTTACGTAATGATTGGGTTCCTGTCCGACCTAACGTATGGAGCGATAAATACGACTGTACTGTTAGTGTAGCTCTCGGTAACGGCAATAAAGACCAACAGATGATGCATCTATCTCAGATGCTATCATTTGCTGGAGAAGCAATGAAAGGTGGGTTACCTATTGTTAATGTACAGAATATGTATAATTTAGGTGCTGCGCTTGTGAAAGCAATGGGATTCCAGAATGTAGATGACTTTCTGACTAACCCGGCAACAATTCCACCACAACCTCCACAACCATCCCCAGAACAACAGATGGCTCAGATGGAGATGCAGGTGAAACAGAAAGAACTAGAAATTAAATCCGCTGAAGTTCAGTTAAAAGCTCAGAAGATGCAGCAGGAAGCTCAGAAAGATGCTGTAGATACGCAACTTAAAGTTGCAGAACTTAAACTAGAAGCACAACAAGGAAGAGCAGTAGCTATAGGTTAATATGACAGATACATTACGAGAGGAACACGCTCAACGCCTCCTCAATGATGAGTTACTACAGGAAGCATTTGATACATTAAGAGAAGATTTAATGAATCGCTGGACACACAGTGGTTCGACAGATTCGGAAGCTAGAGAGTCTATCTGGCTTGCGATAAGACTGCTTGAAAGAATTGACGGTCATATAAAGTCCATAGTTGAAACGGGACACATGGCTAAGATGATGGAAAAGCAACACCCATATATCTGATAGAGGAATTTAATTATGGCGGATACGCAGACTGCCCCGCAAGCACCGGCTGGATTACAGCCAATCCCCGCGCTCGGCGGAAGTATAGACGAAGCGCAAGAAGCATTACTCAGTTTAGAGGAACCTGAAGAGGAGACACCGGAAACTGAGGAAGCTCAACCTACTGAAGAAGAAGAGTCTATCGAGGCAACTCAAGACGAATCATTGGAAGAGGAACCCGAAGAGGAAGAAGAGGCTGAAGAAGCCGAAGAAGAATCTGAGGAAACCGATGAAGAAGCTGAAGAGGAACTACTGTACGCTGTCAAAGTAGATGGTGGAGAACAGGAAGTAACCCTTAACGAGCTTATGAAAGGCTATAGTCGCCAATCGGATTACACCAAAAAGACGCAAGAGTTAGCAGAAGGTCGAAAAGCTATTGGGCAATTATATTCTCAATATAACTCTGAGATCGGAGCATTACAACAGGAGCGTCAGCAGTATGTAGCAGCTTTATCACAAGTTGTTCAACATTCTTTATCTGGACTAGAGCAGTATAATAATATTGATTGGGAAACACTCAAACAAGAAGACCCCATTGAATATTTTTCTAAGCGTGACGAGCTTCAGCAAAGGCAAGCCCAACTAGCGGCTAATCAACAGCAGATGCAGCAAGCTCAGTACCAACAGAATGCTCAAGCCCAGGCTCAACGTGATGAAAGGCAGGGTAAATTTGCCAACTATCATATGGCCCAGCTAGAAGAAAAATTACCTGAGTGGAAAGACCCAGATCAGAAAACAAAGATTTGGAATGAAGCTAGGGATTTTGCTCTATCTCAAGGTTATGCAGAGAATGAGTTTGATTCACTCTTGGATCACAGACATTTATTAATTCTGTTAAAAGCTAAGAAGTATGATGACTTACAGGGTAATGATATCACATCCAAGAAAGTAAAAAACAAACCTAGAGTTGTTCGTGCTGGCTCACCAAGAGAAAGCAAAGCGAGTGATAAAAAGAAACGTACTGCCCAAATGAAACGTCTCAGGGGTACAGGACACATCGATGATGCGTCTGCACTCCTAGAGGATTTTATAGACATTTAACTAAGGAGGGATATGCTATGGCAGCACCCGCAAATACTAGGGAAACCTATGGTGCTATAGGCATCAGGGAAGACCTAAGTAATATTATATACAACATTAGCCCAATGGACACGCCGTTTATTAACAGCGTAGGGCGAGGTTCGTGTGACAACACAACCTTTGAATGGCAAACGGACGAGCTAAAAGCAGTTGCAGCTAACAGGCAGGAAGAA